TAGTTAGATATAGATATGCTGGAAGATCAACACCAAAACGAGATTTCTGTAAAAATATGATATCTGATAAGAAAGTATATAGAAAGGAGGACATAATTGAAATGGGAAGACAACCAGTTAATCCTGGTTTCGGACCGGATGGTGATGATACTTATTCAATATGGTTATATAAAGGTGGAGCTAATTGTAAGCACTTTTGGAGTAGAGTTGTTTTTGTTAGACAGGGATTTGATGTATCAAGTATAAAAAGAATTGGAATTAGTAACGTAAATGTAGCATTACCTACAATTGAAAGTGAAGTTGAAACAAGACCATATGATATGCCAAATAGAGGATATCTTATGAATAAAAATAAAAATAAAATTGTGGAAAAAGAAGTATATATTGTAGATGTTGATGAATTATCACTTGATACAGGTATGAAATTCATTAGTTTAGTTGATGAACCAGCTATGGAACTTGATTGGATAGCTTTAAATAATGAAGTTATAGAGTTAGCAGCAGATGTTGATAAAAAACTATTATATGGAGTATTTATTGTGGCTGACAAACTAATATACAGAAAAGGATTGGATGGTTATGTTAAATTCACTAAAGAGAATATAGAAAAATTGGTTAAGAAGTGGAGTAAAAATAATTTCAATAGGAATGTTAATCTTCAACACACAGATAAAATGGTTGATGCCTTTGTTAGAGAATATTGGATAGTTGAAGATACTAATATGGATAAAATTAACAACTATATTAAAAATGTGCCACAAGGAAGTTTAGTTGGTGTTATTGAAATTGAAGATGAGAAATTCTGGAAAGATTATATAAAAACTGGAATATTAAATGGGTTCTCTATTGAGATAATTCCGGATAATCTAATTAAAGATAAGGTTAAATTAAAGGCTGAATTAAGTGACAATCAAATAAAGGATAGTTTATATGAAATACTATTCAAAAATGACTCTTCAATAGATGAAGTTTATGATAGTGTAAAGAAATTATTTAATATTTAACATCCATTTAACAAAAAACATACTATGTATATTAAAAGTTAAATAGGAATAAAAACAAATTTAAAAGAAATGAATAAAAAATCGATTTTAGAAGTAATAAAAAACATTTTATTACTTGGAGAAGAAAAAGAGACTTTGAGCTTTGTTGAGGCTGAATTGGTTGATGGGACAAAAATTGAAGTATCTGCTCTTGAAGTTGGTGGTTCTGTTGAAGTTATTACACCAGAAGGTGAGAAATCACCAGCTCCTGATGCTGAATATGAATTATCTGATGGAACAAAGGTTGTAACTGTTGGTGGTTTGATTACAGAAATCAAAGAAAAAGAAATGAAAGATGAGGAAATGGAAGGTGACCCAAAAGATGCTAAAATCGCTGAACTTGAAGCTAAGATTAAAGAATTAGAAGGAAAGTTTAGTGAAGCTTTGAGTGGAATTGAAAAATTAAACTCAGCAAATATTGAACTTGCTAAAGAATTTGATAAATTGGCTAAATCACCAGCTGCTGAATCAATTAATCTTAGAAAAGAAAAATCATATTCAGATATGACTCCTTACGAGAAGTTTATGTTTGAAAAAGAACAAAAAAGAAAATAATCCGAAAGGATAAAAAAAATCATTAAAAAAAAATGGCTATAAATTATTCAACTAAATTAGACATAAGAGGTAAAGCAGCTGAGCCTGTTATTACAGAACTTTTGTTTAGAAACAAAACAATCGCTGAAGGTCTTGTAAGATTTGAAACAGAAGTAAAAGCTGGTACAATCTTTACTGAAAATACAAACACTATTGTATTTCAGTCTTACACTTGTGGAGCTCCATCAGCTACTGGTTCAATCGCACTTGAAGACACTGAGGTAACTCCAGTTAAAATTATGAGTTATGATGAATTCTGTTATGATAACTTGAGAACTTCAAGGTTCAATAGAGATATGGCAGCTGGTGCTTGGAACAATGTGTCAAGTGAATTCGATAGACTTGTTCTTGGTTCATATGCAGATAAAATCTCACAAAAAGCTGAATCAGAATTCTGGTCTGGTATTTCATCTGCAACTAAAGTTGCTATCGCAGCTACTCCATCTGGAATTACTGCATCTGAACAAACTTATGCAGCTGCTTTAACAACTACTCTTTATGATGGTGTTGTTGCAAGACTTATCTACAATGACTCAAAATCAGCTGTATCAACTAAAGTTTTGGTTAAAGGTGCTACTGGTGGTGTAACATCAGCAAATATCGCTACAGAATATGCTAAGGCTTACGCAGCTATTCCAGCAGTTCTTTTAGAACAAGATGATGTTTTGATTTACGCTCCTTACTCTCACAAACAATTGATTAACATTTATAATGTTAGTGCAACTTACAGAGACCTTTTCGCTAAGGATGGTGACAAATACTTCTATAATGGAATTGAAATCGCTTTCGTTCCACTTCCAGAAGACTCTATTGTAATCCACTCTAAGGATTCTATCGTATGGGCTACTGACTTACCATCAGATATTACAACTCTTATGATTGATAAAATCGCTAACAACAGGGATGATTACTTTGTTAAGGCTGTATTTACTTCAAAGGCTCACGTTGTTAATACTAAGTATGCAGTTCTTTACATCAAAGGATAACAAAATATGAATAGGGAGGGTAAATTAAATTAAAATTGCCCTCCCATTCAACAAAAAAAAAATATAAAAAAAATGAGTTCAATAAATTGTTTAATAGACGCACCTTGGGGATTGAATACTTGCTCTGACAACACAGCAGGTTTAGAATGGGTTGCTTTTCAAACTTATAATGCACAGACCCAATTTGGTTTAACTGCATCTGGAAGTTTGGTAAGTTCTATTTCTCCAACAGCTTCCTTCTATGTTTTCGAACACGACCAGGAAGCAGCAGGATTGGCACAAACACCAACCGTAAATGATAATGGTTCAGCTTTTGTCGAGCAAATCCTTACAATAAGATTCAATGAGTATTCTCAAGAATCCCAACAACAAATGGCAGCTCTCTTGAAAACAAGAGTTAGAGCTATTGCCAAAACAAACAACGGAGATTATCTTATCTTAGGTATATCTTCACCAGGTAGAGTGAATGGTGGTTCTGCGGGACCAAATAGAACATTCACTGATATTGCAGGTGGGGAACTTACTATCAGATTTAGAGGTAAGACATTTGCACCATTCGTTGATAGTGCTATACTTACACCTTTGTTAGTGTTTGAATCTTAATAGGAATCTTTTTACATTTCTATATAATCTTGAAAAAGGCTAATCTATTTTGTGGATTAGCCTTTTCTATTTTCTAATAGCTTCTTCAAATTTATAATGTGCTCTAACATCATACTTATCTAAGTTATATAGTCGAAATATATTTGAGCACTCTTGGTCTATTTTAGACAAACCACCAAATACATCACTATTCATATCCATAAGTCCATTTGTGGATAGAAAAGTAAATGTTTCATTTAAACGATTATATTTAAGGAGTGCATCAAATAATTCATCCTCAATAATTACATTTTTGTATTTACCACCTTCTATGGATTTTTTAACTTGTATTTTCATATTTTTCTATTTTTTGGATTAGCCTTTTTATTTTGTAAGTATTTTTTCTATTTTTGAGTCCCTTCTTTTCTTAACCCAGTAACTATACTTTTCAAACGCGAAATCACCATCACTTTCATATTGTCTAAAAATATAATAACCATCAAGTATTTCAACCATTTCGTTTCTAAATTCAATGAATTGTTCACAAGTCTTGGTAAATATACCAAGCTTCATTAATGACTTGTCATACTTACTCAACAAAGTATATTTACCAAGACTTTTACTCGTATATTGTTCTTTGAAAGAGACTAAATAGAAATAATCACCTTCATATACTTTTTCAGCAAAATCATAAGCCTTATCACTAACAAAACTCATACTCAATGATAGTAACTTTTCTTTCAATTCATTTGTTAGTTTCAATTCTTTCATAATTGATAATTTTGATTCGTTCATAAATCAAATATAAGGAAACTTTTTTAATCCACCAACAAAAGTTAAAAAAGTATATTAAAAAGTATGAGAAAACTACCAATTAGTGCCACAAACTCAACAATAGTAGTGAGAGCACAGAAAATTTCACCTGTATTAAATCCAACATATAGTTTAGTATTCACTGATCTGAATAATGGATCAACAAGTTCTATAATAGGAGATGATATTTCATCCAATCCTTATTCATACAACGAATTTTTAATAGATAATACAATTATTGGGTTAAGAGCTGGTCAACACTATTTGAGCGTCCAAATAGAAGATGTGAGTGTTTGGGAAGGTATTATAGATGTGTTTGAGACCGTTACTTGGAATACTGACAATGATTTACCAACATATAGTTATGATGAATAAAAATAAAATAAATTATGAAAAAAGAAGATAAAAAAGTTCAACCAGAAAATACCTTAGGTAAATTACAATTCTCTCTAATAGATATAGGTGAATCTATTCCAATTCCTCAATTTAAAGAGAGTGGATATTATGATTTTATTATGTGGGGTGATAAAAATGACTTCCCATCATATCTGATAGATGTTTATAAGTTTAAAAGTATAACTCACAAGGCTATTATTGATAGAAAAGTTGATATGATGTCTGTTGGGTTTGAAGAAACACTTGACCCAGTTGTACAAGCATTCATTAAAAATACAAGTGGTTTATTCTCTGAAGATACACTCGAAGATATATTACCAAAGATTAGTTTAGACCTATTAATTATGGGTGGATTTGCTTTAGAGGTTATCTGGAGTAGAGATGGAAAGTCAATAGGTCAGGTTGAACACATTCCTTTTGAGAATGTAAGAATTGATAAAAGAAATGGTTTGGCTAAAAATGGACCAAATTATTATTGGATTAGTGAGAACTGGAGAAATAGGGCTAAATATACACCTATCAGGATACAAGGATTTTCTGAAAAACACAAAGAAGAAAAAACACAAATACTTTATGTAACCAAATATGACGCAGGTAAAACAAGTATGTCATATCCTTTGGTTAAATGGTACTCAAGTATAAACTATATTCTGAGTGAATGGGATATTAGTCAATTTCATCAGAAAAATATTCAAAATGGTTTTTCTGCTGGTTATATGATTAACTTTTTAACTGGTGACGTAACTGATGAAGAAAAGGCTGAGGCTTATAGATTATTTAAGGATAAATTTGCTGGTTCATATAACACAGGACAGATAATCTTAAACTGGGCTTTCGGAAGTGACCAAAGAGCTACCATTGAACCTATTCCTGGAAATGATGCTGATAACAAGTTTATTGAATTAAACAATTTAATTAAGGCTAATATTATGACTGCAAATGGTGTGACTAATGCTGAACTATTTTCATATGATACAAGTGGTGGTGTTAAGTTTACAAGTAAAGACCAATTGAGAGAGATGTTGGAAGTTTTTCAAGCTATGTGTATAGACCCAGAGATAAAGATAATTGAGAGGGCTTTGAATAAATTACTAAAAGTGAATAATCCTAATGGAGAACTAAAAATAAAAAAATACACGATATGAAGTTACTAATAAGTTTAGATTATATCAAGAGAGCATACCCAATACTCGACTATGTTATGGAGGCAGATATAATGCCTTATGTCCAAATGGGTCAAGATATGTATGTGGAGCCTAAATTGGGTACCTTTTTAACAGAGAAATTAACTGGGACTGCATTTCTATCAACAATTGAAACAGAGTTGAAAAATTACTATGTAAAGCCATTACTATTACATTCAACAATCTACTTATATGGTAGAGATTGTAACTTTAAGTTTACAAATAGAGGTGTTAATAAACAATTTAGTGATACTTCAACACCCGCTGACTTAGATGAAATTATATTTAAGACAAATGGACAAAAAGATATACTTGAGAACTATACAAATAGATTATTGAGATATATTGATGAAAACAGAACCAGCCTTGGTTTAAATGGTGTGTCTTGTGATG